ATTAATAAGTACGGTAGAGTATATAAGTGCTTGTTTAATAATTACGGGGCACCATCCACAGTACTTCCTAATCTCTATCTTTCTACAGGAGATTTTACAACTTCAGACGGATATGTTTGGAAATATCTTTTTCAAGTAACCACCAAAGATCAAGCAAAATTTTCTACTTCAGATTTCTTTCCAGTAGCAAACGATCCTTCTGTTTCAACTCATGCTGAGCCTGGTGCTATTCATGTGATGACTGTTTCAAGTTCTGCCAATGGATATCTTTATGCAAATGGGTCAGTAGTTTCGTTTATTTCTCCTAGTACTATACAAATTCAAAATAACAATTCGATTGCAATGAGTGGTGCTTATACAAATTCCACATTTTATATTATTTCAGGAACAGGTACTGGTACGTTTGTTGGCATTCAAGATTATGTTGTTAATACTTCTGGTAAATTTGTAATATCTAATACAACAATTGCAGCTACACTAGATGCCACATCCAAATATATCATCTCACCTTATGTACAAATTACAGGAGATGGTTTTGGATGTGAGGCAATTGCAAAAGTAAATACATTTACAACATATATTGATTCAATACAGGTAATTCAAAGAGGTTCTAACTATTCATATGCTACAGTAGACATTATTGCTAATGACGCTTTTATTACTGGTACAACATCTGCTAATGCAATTATATCACCACCAGGTGGACATGGATCAAATGTTAGATATGAATTGGGTTGTGAAACAACAGGTCTCTCTGTACTAGTTGCAAATTCAGATGGATTTCCCCCTTCAATATCATATAGACAATTAAGTCTTCTTCATAATCCTGTTGCTTCGACTAACAATGCACCATACACAGCACCAACCTTTTCTAATCTAACACGTATAGCTCTTAACGGTACTTCAGGTGTTTTTCCTCAAGATGAAATTGTTACTGGATTTGTAAGTGGTGCAACTGGTGTAGTTTCAACTGTTACTAACTCATCAATGACATTATATGGAGTAAATGGTACATTTATACCTGGAGAAACAATAACAGGCACTTACACAGCATATACTGCAGTAATAGGAAATATCGTTCCTTCTGATTTAGTAATAAATACAGGTGATATATATTATTACAGAAATTTTATTGCTGCAACTAGAAATCCAGCATCATCAGAACAAATAAAGTTATTTTTTAAGATTTAAGGAAATAAAATGGCCGGCTTGACCACAAATTTTAATGTTGCACCTTTTTATGATGATTACGATGAATCAAAGCAATATTATAGAATTCTTTTTAAACCAGGAACAGCTGTTCAAGCTAGAGAATTAACCCAACTTCAAACAATACTACAAAATCAAATTTCTAGATTTGGAGATAGTGTTTATAAAGATGGTACTATCATTGAAGGTTGTAATTTCTATCCTTATCCTAATATCAATCAAATTAAATTTAAAGATAGTAATACTTCTACTTTAGACTTTACTACATTGACTGTGCTCTATGCAGATATTGCTGAAGATGATCAGAATACTATTTTTAATTCATCAAACACGTTTCTTTTAGTTTCTAATACATCAGGTATCAGAGCTTCAGTATTCCGTGCTTTTTCAGGTACTGAATTATATGCACCAGATACAAATAGAGCATATGTGCAGTATTTAAATTCTGGTGTGAATGGCGAGACAACATTTAACACAACATCTGAGCTTATTGACGTTTATTCGTCAGTTCAAGATAAAAGTGGACCTTTGAGTGCCTATAATAGATTAGGTCACATTTATTCTTTAACCTCAAATTCAACAGTAAATGCTTTAGGTGTTGGTTATGGAATGAGAGTTGGTAAAGGCATCATTTACCAGAAAGGATTTTTCTTAAAATCAAATCCTTCTAATTTCATTATTAGCGAACACGTTTCTAATGCTGCAGGTATTGTTATCGGATTTGATACTAATGAATCTATAGTATCACCGTATGAAGATCCGTCATTATTTGATAACTCGATTGGTTCTACAAACTATAGTGCACCTGGTGCATATAGATTAAAATTAAATCCTGTCCCAGTATATTATGATTCATCTAACACAGCTGTGGCATTACCAAATAATTTCCTAACTATCGTTAGCTTTGACCAAGGTACTGGACAGTATATTGTTCGTAAAGATACAAGCCCTCAATATAGTACATTGGGTGATGTGATTGCCAAACAAGCATTTGAAACAAATGGTGATTTTATTCTTAAACCATTTTCTATAGACGTTCAACCACACGAATCTAATACTAGTTTGTTTTATTACGTAGCTTCACCAGGTATTGCTTATATTGATGGTCATAGAGTTGAAAATTTAGCAACTACACGTGTGCCAGCACCTCGAGGTATATTTACACAATCAATTGATAATGATATACTTAATGTCAGCATAGGCAACTATTATTTTGTTAAAGAAGTTGCAGGTACCTTAGATCTACAAGGTTTGGAATCAATTACATTTTATGATACTTTTCAACAATCTCTTTCATTATTTCCTTCAAGATCCAATCCATCTGGAAGTGCATTAGGTACTGCTAATATTAAAGCATTAAAATTTTATAGTGGCATTAAAGGTACTCCTACTGCCCAATATTTACTTTATGTATTTAATATTCAATTAAAACCAGGTGTACAACCAAGTAGCATTAAGAGTGTCTATGCTACTTCAGGATCATATGGATCATTTTATGCTGATATTGTTCCAGATCCGAGTACAGGCCAATCAACCTTACAAGAATCTACTCTTTCAGCACCATTATATGACATAGGTGTTTCTGGAATGAAGTCACTTGTTAGCAATACAGGTCAAAATAGTACATCATTCTATTATAGAAAAATATTAACAGCTGCTTTAACTCAATACACCGATGCTGGTAATAGAAGAAGCCATGCTACATTTACTGTACCGGGACCAGATATTTTTCCATACGGTGTTGGATTCCTCGATGATATTTCATCAGCGGATATAAATTTAACTTTTGCAACTGATACGTTTAGTAATACTATAGTTACCAATGCTCAGATATTTGGTGGTACAAGTAATGTAATTACCAGTCCTACTGATTTTACAACTGGTCTTTATGTTGGTGATTCTGTTGCACTGACTAACACTGTTACCAATTCAACTGTATATGGTACGATTGCTAATGTTAATTCAAGTAATTCTATCACATTATATACTTCTTTAACTTTAGCTGGCAATTTAAAGTTGAGACAATTCTTTAAACAAGGTGAGGCTGTTAATTTTAATGGTAGTGGTAACACTATTCAACAAAATTCATCTACATCATTGACTATTAGTTTAGCTTTAGATCCTGATTCATCATCATATAATGTTTATGCACAGGTTCCACTTTATAGAACAGCAGCTAATCCAATTCAAAAAGTAGTAAATCAAGTTCAATATGTAAAAATTAATTGTGGTACAAATGTTGGTGGGACTACTGGTCCTTGGACATTAGGAATTTCTGATGTTTATTCTATCTCTAATGTTTATGTAGGAACTTCATATGGTACTTCTAATCCAAATTATGCCCAATGGTTTAATTTAGATACAGGACAAAGAGATTCTTATTATGGTAATGCTAGATTAAGTTTAGATCCTCAATATAACGGATCATTAACTTCATTATCACAATTGCTTGTAGAAGTAAATTGTTTTACACCTAATGTAACATCAACTCAATCAGGATTTTATTCAGTTGATTCATATCCAATTGATGATGCTAACACCAATAATCAATATGCCATAGCAACTGCTGAAATTCCAATATATAGAAATCCGGCTGGTATTGTATATGATTTGAGAAATTGTATTGATATGAGGCCTATGTTAGCAAATACAGCTGCTATTACAAATGTAGTATCATATGCTACAGAAAATCCGGCTAATAATACTAACACATTTATTACAACAAGTAATATTACTATAGATCCAGATACACATTTTACATATAATGCTACTTATTATCTGCCAAGAATTGATGCTCTTGTGATGACCAAAGATGGTGTTTTAATACCAAAATTAGGTCCGTCGCAAATTAACCCTCAACCACCTGCCCTAAATAAAACAGGATTAAGTATTGCTCAAATTTATGTACCACCATATCCATCTCTAACCTTCACAGAAGCAGAATAAAATGAGTTTCCATAGACCAGATCTAGCTGTAAAAGTAAATATTCAAACTCTCAAGGGTTACACCATGAAACAAATTGGTGACCTTGATAATAGAATTAGTAGACTAGAATATTACAATGTTTTACAAGCACTAGATACGGATGCTTCAACACTATCTATTGCTAACACAGTTACTGGAATTCAAAGATTTAAAAACGGATATTTTGCTGATCCTTTCAATGATTTTACTTTAAGCGACCTATCTGATCCTGAGTATAGAATAGCCATTGACTCTTCAGCATCTATATTAAGACCTCTTTATAGTGAAAATTATGTATCATATGAATTAGCTAATACAAGTTATGGATATAAAATTCGTGGTCAATTAGCAATGATAGATTATGATGAAGAAAAAGTTGAAGCTAATCCATCTGCTTCAACTTATAGAAATCCTTTAGAAGGTTATTATAGTTTTGTTGGTGCTCTTACTGTGTACCCAGATCATGATAGCTACACTAATACTGCTATGCAACCAGTCGGACAAACACAGACAATTGATTTAACACAGGGATTCAAAAATCTTCTTACTACAGGTGCAGTTAAAGCACAAGATATTAGTTCAGTAACTGGAAATAAAGTACTTACTAGTTCTACTACTAATTCATCAGGTACTACAAATTACTGGTCACAAACTACCACAACTACGACTAAAGATTTGACTGTGGGATCTACTTCACAGACAATTGATCTTGGTGATGTAGTGACGGGTGTATCACAACTTCCATATATTCACGGAAGAGTAATTACTGCTTTTGCCAGAGGTTTGAAACCTAATACAAGAATGTATCCATTCTTTGATAACACACCAGTTGCTCAATATTGTGCACCAGGAAAGGTAAATGCTGCTTTTGCAATGACGTTGCCTAATGGTACACAAGGTATTGATCCAACCAAATTAAGCAATATTGCTGCATTACCAGACAGTGCTACTATTATTGATAAGAATGGTAGTTGGGGTGATGCTATTACAACTGACAGCTTAGGAAATTTATATTTCCAATTCAATATACCTGACGGTGTTTATAGAACAGGTGAGAGAACACTACTTTTATTGAACGTTTCTGATTTAAAAGCTACAGGTGCAGTTATTACTTCAGCACAAGCTACTTACACAGCTTCTAGCCTAGCAGTAACAAAGAAAGATGAATCGTTTGGCGTATTACAACCAACATTTAACTGGGTAAGTACTGTATCCGATACAGTTTCCACATCGTCGACATTTATCCCTGCGCCTCCTCCTCCTGATCCTCCTAATCATGGTGGCGGTGGCGGTGGTGGTGGTGGTGGCTATACCGGTGGTGGTGGCTACTACAGCGGTAATGGTGGATATGGTGATAACGGTGGTGGAAATGGCGCAGTTGGAAGTGGTCCAGGTGGAACTGTAGGTGACTGTTTAGTTCCATGGGTAAAAATTACAATGGAAGATGGTTCATTGAATGAAGTAAAAAATATTAATATTGGTGATCGTGTCAAATCATTGAATGGTACTATTAACACAGTAATAGGTACAAGTGCACCAGTAGTAAATACTAAACTAGTTGGATTTAATGACTTGGATTATTTTATAACAGAAACACATCCTTTATATACTAATAAAGGGTGGGGTACATTTAATCTAGAATTGTTTAAGAAATCTAAACCAGAAGAATATCAAAAAATAGTAGATGATAATAACGGAAATGATTTAATAGCTATTAATGAAAATGTTAAGTTAGCTGTAAAAATCAACGATGTTGTAGAGTTTATTGAAATAAAAGATATTAAATTTAAAGAAGTAATTGATTTTACTGTGCATAGATTATCTGTGGATGGTGACAGTACTTACATTTCAGAAAATTATGTATCTCACAATAAACCAATTTAAGTTAAATTGAGGAAAATAAATTAAATGAGTTCTATAGCACAAGCGTTTTCTGTAAATTATTCATTAAAAGTAAATATTCCAGGTACTTATTTAACAAGTATTGGTGTTTTCTTTAAATCTAAAAGTGCAACGAATGGTGTTACTTTAGCTGTATGTCCTACGATTAATGGTTACCCTGATACTACAAAAACAATAGGTTCAGCTCATCTACAAGCATCGCAGGTTACAGTAAGTGATGACGCTACTGCAGAAACAATTTTTACTTTCTCGACCCCTGTTTTAATTGACAATACTAAAACTTATGCTTTTTTTATTAGTACAGATGGTGGTAACCCAGATTATGATGTTTGGGTTTCTGAGTTGGGTGGCAAAGACACAATAACTGGAAATTATATTTCACAGCAAACATATGCCGGATCACTATTTACATCATCAGCGGGTACAACTTGGACTACAATTTTAACACAGAATATGAAATTTAATCTTTATAGAGCTAAATTTAAATATTCAAGTGCACAACTAGTTTTTAGAAATAAACCAGTAGATTATATTTCACTTTCTGGTTATTTAAGAGCTAATACTGCTGTAGCTTTAGCAATTGGTGACGTTGTTTATGCGGCTAATACATTAAATACAAGTCAAATTTTAAGTAATACAGCTGCTTATCCTTATGGAGAAGTAATAGGGTTGGATGAATTAAATCAAAAAGTAACATTAGGAAAAACTAATGGATTGTTTAGTAATACCAATTTTCCTGTTTTAAAATTTTTCCGTGTTGCAGATCATAGTAATGTCGCCCTATTAACATCAAATAATTTAATAGCCACAGCTAATTTAATTTCATTAGATGATATGCATTATCATTCTATTGTTCCTAAATTCTCATTCAGTGAACCTGCAGGTTCATTTTTAAATATGCGTACTTTGGGTACATCTAATTCTGCAGGTGGGTACACTTATGATAGCGCACCTGTTATAGTAGCTAATGAATATAGATATGACCTAACTGATTATGAAAGAGTTGTTAGATCATATTCAAGTGAAAATGGTGGTGGATTTGGTGCTAATGGTACTTCAACCATCATTGTAAATATGGGAACAGGTTCAATTTACTCTTCACCAGTAATGAATATGAAAACAAGAGTTGTTGATTTCATTTCAAACAAAATTAATAACAATGCAACCAATGAAAATACAAAATATGGTAATGCATTAAACAAATATATTTCACAAACTGTATCTATGGATATTACAGCTGAAGACTTTAAGGTCTATATTGAAGCCTATAAACCTGTAGGTACTGACATTAAAGTATATGGTAGATTCTTGAACAACCATGATAGTTCACTTATTCAAGACAATCCTTGGACACTAATGAACATTAATCCTAAACAAAGTTATACATATAGTTCCTCAAAAGATCTTTCTGATTATAAAACATTTGATTATTTTATGCCAACGGGTAATACAGTTGCTAATCAAGCTATTGCTTATATGGATCCTGCTGCATATCCTCAAGCAAATACTCTCACATATTATGGAACTAACGGTGCTAAATTTGTAGGATTTGATAATTTTGCTGTTAAAATAATATTGTTGTCAACCAATCAAGTATTATTACCAAATATTAAAACACTTTCAGCAATAGCATTAATGCAATAACATGACAGATAAATTTATACAACACCAAGGTAATAAAGGGGCTTATGTTAACGTGGATAAAAGTTCATATAATGCATATTATACTCAAAGAAAAGCTGCTCAAAAATTACTAAGTGAAAATAATGAAATAAATATTCTTAAAGACCAAATAAATCAAGTAATGCAAGATCAACAAGACATAAAAGAATTATTAATTAAGTTGTTGGAAAAAAATAAATGACTGTCCAAATTCAATCAATTACACAAACAACCGATACATTTGGTCAGTGGTTATCTAAAACCAACCAATTAATTACTGTTGCTAATGCCTATGCTGTTACTGTAAATTCTAATACAGCAGTAGGTAATGCTAGTATTACTGGTAAGTTTACAGCTAACACTTTTGTTACAAGTAACGTAGGAAGTTTTCAAGTAGGAACTAATACATCCAACGTAACTATTAATGCAGTAACATATACTATGAAAACTTCAGCTACTGCTAACTTAGTTATGACAGTAGCTGGAACTGTAATTAATGGTAATGTTCTTTATACAGCCACACAAATGTCTATGGGAAATACTATCGTTCGTAGTTCAAATATTACAACTGATAGTCTTTATCTTTCTACATATGCAAATGTTGGAAATACTTTCTTAAGTAGAACAACGGCTTATGCTGATGTAATGAACACTGTTGTTTTCTATGCAACTGGAAATGCTACATTTGGTGATAATCAAGCAAATACCTATGCTGATAGATTTGGTGTTATTGTATATTCAAGTCCAACAGGTGCTTATATTGTAAATACAAATATTACATCAACTACAATTTCAACTGTTGATGCATACGCAAACAACTTCCACGGTAATTTGGTTCCCAATCCTCCAGGTGGACCTATTAATTTCAAAGGTAATACACACTTCTTAGGTGCTAATAATTTCTTTGACCAAGGTCTTACATCAAATGGTAATATTGATATCTACGGTCCTGGTCTACATTATCTACATAGTTGGAATTATAAGACTACTCCATACACTACATCAAACGCCATTTTCTTATATCAGAGTGGTGGAGGAGGGGTAACCTTATCAAGAAACATTTTCCAAACTGCTGCTTCCCAATATATAATCACTCAAAGAACTGGTGAAATATTAAATATAAACCAGAATGCATTAGCTTTCTATACTTACATTAATGGTACTCCAGGTGCACCTGCACCTTCTCCAACCAATCGTTTGTATGTGAATGATTCATTAACCAATATTTTGTCTGCCACTAACGTAAACATTGGTAGTGTTTCTACTAATCCTACAATTAGTTTATATGGTCCTCCTATTGTTTATAAAGCATCAGGTGCCAATAGAATAGCTTACAATGGTGGATCTTCAGCTGATTTAGCATTCACTGGTGACACTGATGTAGAGAGTGGAATTTATAACTATACTATGAGAATGGATAGTGGTCAATTCCAATTTGCTTTCTCCAAATCTTCAACACCATATGATTTTGGTTCTGCTAATGCCTATATTGATTACACAGGTAATTTCTATGTAACTGGTGGTATTGGTATCAATAAGACACCTTTGGGACCTGGTACATTATCAATGACTGGTGATATTAATAATGATGGTAATATCAATGCAAGAGGCAATATTACCGCTTATTATACATCAGATAGATCATTAAAAACTAACGTAACAAACATCACAAACGCTCTTGAAAAAGTCAATCAAATTAATGGTGTTGAATTTGATTGGACAGATGAATACATTGCCAAGCATGGTGGTGTAGATGGTTACTTCAATCGTAAGCATGATGTTGGTGTAATAGCTCAAGAAATAGAAGCAGTACTTCCAGAAGTAGTAGCAACAAAAGATGATGGAACTAAAGCTGTAAGATATGAAAAGATTGTTGCTTTGCTTATTGAGGCAGTTAAAGAACTTTCTGCGAAAGTAGAAGAACTTAAGAAGAAGGGTTAACAATGAGAGCCCCAATCCCAGTTCCACTTACTGGTCCGATATCTATTATAGATATAAAAAATGCATTTCCGTCAATAGATTCCAATTCATATAAAGATTATGAAAATGCTCATTGGTATAAACCATCCACAGGCCAAATGGGAACATTTCCTGCAGGTGGTCCAATTGATGACTATGACTTCAGAGGTCTTGTACAATGTATAGAATTACATTTTACTACAAATGAATTCAATGTAAATTTAAAATCAAGACTACCTTATTACTATCAAGGAGTTACAGGTGTTGTTGCTTATATAGATGCTGGAGTAAAGATTGGTAGTACATCATCTGGTAGTCCTGCATTTGTAGTAAATGGATTTACTGTTCCTGATGGTGTGAAGATTATTAATAATGGTGCTATTAAAGGTGCTGGTGGTAATGGTGGTGGTGCAGGTGGATATAATACTTATGATACAGTACCAGTACATGCGCCTGTTGCTGATCCAGGTGATCCAGGTCAGAAAATTCCTCAACCAGATCCTGCAACCAATAATCCAGGACTCTATGGAATTTATGTAAGAGGTACTAGACAAAATTCACCAGTTCCTATTGCAGGAACAGGTACACCAAGTACTTACTCGTTCAATTCAGGTGTTGCCAGTTCGGATTATAATTATCAAACAGGTGCTGTAGATAATTATGGTGGAAATGGTTCTGCTGGTTTTGTTACCTTCCCTCCAAAGCCGTCCGTACCAGCTGGATATTATATAGGAAAATATCTAGGAGCAACTTTGAAAGATGATTATTATGGTGGTAGTCGCACTCACTATCAATATTATACCAATAGTTGGGAACTTTTACCACTCGGATATTTTCCACTAGAGTATTGGGTTTTCAGAGCAGGTAAACTTACATACCATTCGATTGAAACAACTACAACACCACCTGGTGTTCCAGCTAAACTACCTATCATCACTCGTGCAGCTCCACAACCAGATGCATTAGGTGATTATCAGGGTAATGTTGCATCTTATAAGAAAGATGGTACATTTATAGCAGCATATGATATACCTGGAATCACAACAGTAGAAAAAACATATCACCCATCATCTAGTGGTAGTGATAGTGGTGATCAAGGTGGCACAGCTTTGTTTTTAAATTATTCTACTTACCTAATTAACAACGGTTCGCTAGTTGGTGGCGGAGGTGGTGGCGGAGCTGGTGCTGGTGGAAGCACATACGGTGGTTGCTGTGGTTGTGGTTCTGTACACTATTCAGGAGGCTCTGGAGGTGGTGGTGCAGGGTATTCGCCAGGTAATTTTGATGCTACAGAAACAGTAGGTGGAGCTGGACGCACTGACAACGGAACTACTGGTGGAAGAGGTGGTAATCCTGGTCAAGCTGGAACGGGAAGTAGTGGGGGCGGTGGTGGTGCTGCTGGATTTGCTATTCAAAATTCTAGTTTTGTAAATGGTGGTGTTGGTTCTCTAGGTGGAACGATAACAGGTAGAACATAATAGAGGAAAAAATGGATTCAGATACATATAACACAGTACATGTAAAAATACACAATTATGATGAAGAATATCATAATATTCAAGTGTCGTATTCGTCAGATGATTTTTCTGAACCAGAAGGTCAGGAAACCATCTATGCTTATGATCTAAGCAGCTTGAAAAGCAGCGACTTAGAATCAATTCTAAAGGAACTTTCTATCATGGGGTATTACCAAATTAGAAAGATGAAAAATAAACAAGTTGCTACTCAAAACGTAGATTTAATCAACGACCTTAAAAATAGTGTTGGCAACAAAATTGCAAATCAAGTAGGTCATCTTGAAGCAAAGCTTGCCGTTACTTTACCAGGTTATGCTATCAACCAAACATTGGTAGATATGATTCCTAATTTTGAAATTGATCATAAAAGCCTATAATGATTAAATCCAGCAAGCCCGTAAGATATAAAGAAATAGGATTAGGTATTGTTAAAGCTCTGTTTACAGAAGTGAACGATAGCTTATATAACCCTTTAAGTGATATGGGTGCTATGACAACTCTGTCTTATAAAAGAAGACATGTTGTTACTGGTGGTGGATTTGATTTAATTGGAATCAACACGCCTACAAGCAGAAGAACTAGTAAATATTTTTATATGGATTTTGACAAAGATCATATCTTTGTGTGGCCAAATGAAATCACAGATTCTCATAAAGTCTTAGGTTTAATTGATGCTTTTGAAATTATGGCAACAGAAGAAAATTCATCTTATTTTTGTGTTGTTCCAAATGAAACTGGTTATCTAGTAAAGCATGAAATAATTTCATTTCAAAACAATACACCTTTTACTTTACAAAAAGGTAATTTATATTTTTCTAATAGAGATTTAACAATCGAAAGTCAAGTTTTAACAGCCTATACACCTATTGCTGTAATCACAGAAGATAAAACAGCAGTATCCAGCGAGGATGGTGGTGTAGGTCGTTTTTATGCAGAGATAGCAGGATAATAAAATGTCAGCACAAAATAATCTTAATATAGATCAAGGAGCAGATTTTACTTATAATGTCTACTTGATTGACTCTGCAGGTGTATCAATTGATCTATCAGGATTTACAGGTAATTGTCAATTAAGAACATCTTATGCTTCCAATGTATATTTTACAATGAATGTGCACGTATCTTCAGTCAACACTGGAATGATCACGATGTCTATGAATTCAGCTACGACAAGTTTATTAACTGCACCTAGATATCTTTATGATGTAAAATTAACTAGTAACAATAATGTTGTTTCCAGATTGATGGAAGGTTACATCACTGTTAATAAAGATGTTACGCGTTAACTCTAAACACATGTGATCCTGTGTGGTCACATAGGATAGAAGTATCAGCATAAATCTCAAAACCTTTTTCTTTACACTTCTGAGCAAAATAAAGATCCTCAGAGAATGTATGAGCATGATCTATGGCTGACTTATAAACAAATTGAGGATATCCAATTTCTGTCATTACATGCTTCTTGATTAAAGCACATCCAAATCCACAAGCACCAATCTTAACTAAACCCTTACCTTTAATTTTCTCATATGGTGTATGAGTATATCCACCATGTTCATTTGAGTCAAATATTTCTAGAGTATGATGATCAAAAAATCTTTGAATGTATAATCCAGATACGACATCCTTATCATGAGCTAATAATTTTACTAATGTATCAGGTGCAAATGAAATATCTGAATCTACAGCAAATAGATAATCATATGGTCCTTTAACTATCCACTCAGCAATTAGATTACGAACTTGATCTACTTGATAACCATAGAAGAATTGAAATTCTGTATCATATCCTTCTGGTATAATAAGATCATAAATTGCTTTGAAAGTAGTTGCCTCAATATTTCTAGCGGTTGGAATGGCGATTAAAATCTTTTTTTTTACCATGTTGTTTAATTTCTCTGTTGTATTATAAGCAATAATGTCTTTGGTAGGAACCATCTCAACATTCAAAGGACGTGGTGTTGAATTTACTTCAACTTTATTAATTTGAAGTTTGGTGTCTCCAGTAATTTTGGATGCATTCTTGTTTTGAAGCTCACCATGAACTTTATAATCATTCAATGGATTCTTATCATTATAAAGCATGATAATATCAGATACAACAGCAATCTTATCCGGATCAGCTTGTTCTAGGATATTATAGAATGTGGCATTATCCCCACCTGCCTTAAACCAATTGCCGTTCTCATCCTTGAAAACTGAATCTTCTTCAATGTTATGAACTAATTCTGATTTAAATACACGGAGATGTGGATAAGGCATTCCCCAATTAAATTTATATTGGCGATAGGCTTTAGCATCCCTTACTTCTTTTGGATAAGGTTGGGATTGAAGAGGTATGTTATCAACCTCAGACCAACAACTTCCATAAGCATAATCTGTCTTATCATCAGCAAACAAATTGTTATACATGTTAAAGATGTTTGGATCATTAACAAGAGCATCATCACCATCTAGAAGAATAATTAATTCACCCTGACTTGTATTCGCTCTAATGGTTTCAATTTGATTACAAACGGCACCTTTGTTTTCTTCATTGGATCTCAAATGAAATTTAAATTTAATATCATCAGGAAGCTCGTGATGTATAAACTTAGATATTAAATCAGTACTACCATCATTGCTACAATCATCCACAATATACATTGAATAATTATCATAGTTTTGTGCAGCAACAGATTCAATACACCTTACAATATAATCTTTGGCATTATAAAAAGGTGTAATAATATTGATATGTTTTTCTTTGGATATCTTATGAGTATTCCATTCTTCTGGATTACTAAAACGTCTACCAAAGACTTTATGAACTCGATCATTTATATAAGATACTTTGCGATAATCTTCAACCGGCAAATACAAACCTAATTTCTTAAATAGATGTTGTTTCCATTGAAGGGCAACAGTATCCCAACCAGCAATATCTCTTACGATATTACAAGCAAACATCTTTTGTTGATGGAGGTATCTATTATGGTAGGCATCATAACACATGCGAGCAAATTTATCCACTTGCTCGGGAACATTGATATTGGGAAAGAGACTATTAGGTTCAATTGCATAATCAACATGATAACATGCAGATTCAATAGCAGTTTCTTCTAACGCACCAAATCGATTAGTTAAAAGAGGAGTATTATAATATAAGGACTCTAAAGCAGAAATACCAAATGTCTCAGGGAATCCCCCTGGAAATATAAAGAATGATGCTTTTTGAAATATTTCAGCTACTTGTTTTTGAGGAACAATACCTGTAAAAGTAACATCCTGTTCTTTATAAATTAAATCTTGTGCTAATTCTTCTAATGCTTTTTGCTGTTCATCAGGTTCTGATGTAGAACTAAATCTATAATATCCACCTACAACTAGTAATTTAGCATCAGGAATATTACGTTTAACATTAGGCCAAACATTCATAAGAAGAGGTTTGAGACCCTTGGAGACAGCTGCTACATATACAAAGAGATTGGGATCTTTTTGAAAAATATTAGTCACATCAAAGTATTTTACAATACCATTACGAGTCTGATATATTTTCTTTTTAAGAACTTCAAAATTACGACGATCACCACCATGCCAGCAATTAGTCACATAAGATGTATGGAAGTCTGATAATGTAAACATTTCATCAATATGATTGTTTATCAATAATTTTTCTACATGAGGATCACCCCAAATAAAGGTATCATGCATCCACAATACTTTGTGTTTACTAACATTCCTTACCTTATCAAAAATCTGATATGGATATTTGGTAGAATTTTCAATTGTGGATTGTAGTTCTCTTGGAACAAAAGGTGTAATACAACGTAGTGAAATCATCACATCGTAGTAATTATCACAATATCCTAGATCTCTAATATGTTTATAGGTAACATCATCATAAAGGCCAGGTTTACAATCAACATCATTACAATCGTTGTAAACGGTAACTTTAAAGCCAATTTGAGCTAATTCTTTGGCCATTAAAGCACAAGCTGACTCAGATCCACCTAAAGCTCTATTTTTAATGGTATCACCATCATAAACTAGACCAATGGAATCAATTATCACAATAGATGGTTTGTTCATAATATAGCCTCAATAAATACATCATATACTGTTAATATATATCATCTTAATAAATTAGGCAACGAATGTCATCAGATATTTTAAATCAACATCTTGTGGGAAATGGTAGCAATACCCAATTTACCCTGTTAACTTCTGTTGCTAATACAAGTTCAGTATTGGTGTCAATTAACGGTCTCTTATCAGATCCTGATATTGATTATAATGTTGCCTCTAATATAATAACATTTACAACAGCACCATATAATTCTTCAGATATTGAGATAAGATATCTACCATCACTTACTACAGGATATACTGGATCAATTGGGGCAATTGGTTACAGTGGCTCAATTGGATATAGTGGTTCTAGAGGTATCATTGGTGGTGGTACTGTATTAATGCAGGGCCAAAGAGCTGCAGGCTTTGCCAACAACCAATATTTTGGTCTTGGTAATGGTGCAGCTGTAGCAGGATCTGGTGTTTTATTTGTTGAAGATGCTGTATTAACTGGATTTTCTATTGATACGAATATTCCATTTAGCATGGACGTTCAATTTGAAATGGTTGTTAATGATACTACTACTGGTCAAACAGTATCTGTATCATCTGGATCAAGATCAAATTACGTCACTGGTCTTTATTATAATGTTAGAGCAGGTCAATATGTAGATATTAAAGTAATACGTGGATCAGCTAGTTCTTCTTACAGTGTAACTGCAGCTCTTTGGTTCAATTCAGGAGGCATTGGTTACACAGGTAGTACTGGATATATTGGTTCAGAAGGTTATCGCGGATCTCTTGGTGATGTAGGTTATACAGGATCTGCAGGTTCAGGTTATGTTGGTTCGATTGGAAGTAATGGATATAGAGGTTCTGCTGGATTTAGTGGAATAGCAAACGTTTATATTGACTCAATTAGTGATCCTAATCCATTTAATGGTGAATTATGGTTTGATGAAAATAATGCAATACTTAGCATTTATTATCAACCAGAAAATACGTGGGTTGGTGTTGGACCTGGATTGAGAGGCCAATTAGGATATGCTGGATCATCGGGCGTAGGATACACTGGATCACAAGGTGCTGGGTATACAGGATCTGCGGGCAGTATAGGATATGTGGGATCCTCTGGTTTGGGATATACTGGATCTAATGGTGCAGGTTATACGGGTTCATTAGGTTCAACTGGATTTACAGGATCAACTGGATTTACAGGATCGAGTGGTGCTGGTTACACAGGTTCAATAGGATTTACAGGATCATCTGGTTTGGGATATACGGGATCAATAGGAATAGGTTATATAGGATCAATAGGTTATTTAGGTTCAACTGGTTATACTGGGTCTACTGCGTTATTAGTAGAAACTTATTCAGATTCAGGTTCTGTATCAGGTATTATAAATTTAAATGTATCGACATCCAATGTTTTTAAAATAACACCTACAGGTTCATTTAGTATAAATTTTACTAATGTAAATTCTATACCCAATAATAAAACTACAACCTTTGTAATTGTTCTCGATCAAGGAAGCACATCATACTTCCCTTCATCTGTAAGTTATGATGGAACTACACAAACCCTTAAATGGCAAGGAAGTACACTTCCATCAGGTTCAACCAATAAAACAGATGTTATAAGTTTTACTATTTTAAAACTTGCAAGTAGTACAACTACATTAGCTCAACTTATAAGTTATGGAACATTATAATGCCATTAATTGGTAGTACATCTTCCAGTTATTATTCCTCACTAAGAAATAAATTAACTTTGGGAGTACCATTGGCTCAGTTTTTTAATGGTAATTTTGAAAATGATTTTGCAGGCTGGGATTTGTTTACACAATGGGTTAGTCCTGGTACTGTACTATCTGCAAATTCTACTGTATTGACGCAAGCCGCAGGATGTCCTATTCCAGCTGATCCCACACCTTATCCTGTCGGACAATATGGAATAGTGTCACCAGGTCAATCTAGACATTTTGTACTCAGAACTATTGGTAGTCCTATAGGTGATAAATTATTTGACACTTCTATTGTTTCTGGTGGTCCTAATGGTAAATATGCATATTTACAAAATTATGGTACAGTAGATAAAGGGCCGCGTACATTATACGGGCCAATGATTGTTTCGCAAAACCCAGTAATTGCTGAAGAAGGTGATAGAATATCATTTAATTGGATTGCTCAAGGTGGAAAGGATGCATATAATGTTTTAGCTTATATTATCGATCCAAAACAATCATGTAAGTATTTTATTTTATTAGATGAAACAGGTACATCAACTGGTGGTGATACACTTTGGACTACACAATATAAAGTAATAGGACCAGGTGAAGCAGGTCATTATTATTTTGTGTTTATATCTGGTACATTTGACTACAACAATGGAACAGGAGTGGGTGCGGCATTAGGTGTTGATGAAATTCAAATTCAAAAAGCAGGAACCTGGTCATAACCCCTCCTAATAAATATAATAAAACTACTGAAAGTTAAGAATGGCCATTATATTTCCTGATAATCCTTATATAGGACAATCTACATTCACAGGTAACCGTTTATGGACCTGGGATGGGGAAAGATGGTTGTCTGCTCCGGATGTAGGATACCAAGGATCACTGGGAGATCCAGGTGGAAGTACTGGTTTTACGGGTTCTATTGGTGGCCTTGGTTATACTGGCTCAAAAGGAGCTGGTTACACAGGATCAACAGGATCTTTAGGTACTCCATCTAATATCCAAACAATAGTAACAGATGGTACGGCTACATATCTTTTATCTAGTACGCCAAATTCATCTAAAAGTATTTTGGTAGCTGTCAACGGACTTTTACAAGTTCCTGATGTAGACTATATTGTATCTGGTTCTAATATTGTTTTCAACAATATTCCACCTACGGGTTCTGATGTTGAGATAATTTATTTTGGTAATGAAGTAGGTTATCGTGGATCAGAGGGTTATCAGGGTTCATCTGGTTTCACAGGATCCGTTGGTGCTGGTGGAAGAGACGGATATATTGGATCTTTTGGTTACACAGGATCAAGAGGATATACAGGATCAACTGGTCTACAAGGTTCTATAGGTTATGCTGGTTCGGGTGGATGGGCTGCTCCATCAGCATTACAGGTGTTTACAGCTAATGGTGCAACTACATACACATTAAGTAGAGTAGTTGCCGCTTCAAAAGATATTTTAGTATCAGTCAACGGTCTATTACAAGTTCCAGATGCAGACTATACAGTATCTGGTTCTATAATTTCTTTTAATACAATACCCAATAGTACATCTGATATTGAAATTTTATATTTTGACATTGCTGGTTATATTGGTTCGCAAGGGTATATGGGCTCAGTTGGTTTTAAAGGATCAACTGGTGATAATGGTCAACCTGGATTTGTAGGTTCAAGAGGTTTTGTTGGATCTGTAGGTTTACAAGGTTCAATAGGTTATTCAGGTTCTAAGGGTGAGGGTGGTGTTGCTGCACCTTCTGATATTCAAGTATTTAATTCTAATGCGGCTGCAACTTATACTCTTACAAAGTCTGTAACATCTTCAAAAGGAATAATGGTAGCAGTTAACGGATTGCTACAAGTTCCTGATGTTGATTATTTTGTTGCCTCTGGAACTAATCTTACTTTCCTTACACAACCTCAAAGTAATTCTGATGTAGAAGTCATTTATTTTGAAACAGCTATTGGTTATCAAGGTTCAGTTGGTTATGCAGGTTCTGCTGGTGCTCCTGGTGGATTTACTGGATACACAGGTTCTAGAGGACAAGATGGTGTAATTGGATACAATGGTTCAATAGGCTATGTTGGATCATCTGGTTTCACTGGTTCAGCAGGATTGGGATATACAGGATCTGCAGGTGCAAGTGGTGTAGGTGCTCCTTCACTATTCCAAGTATTAATTGGTACAGCTAACACTAATTACATACTTTCTAAAATAGTTGCTAATCCAAAAGATATTTTAGTATCTGTAAATGGTCTATTGCAAATACCAAATAATGATTATACAGTATCTGGTACAACTATCAATTTTGTTAATCCAGTAGGTTTAGATTCTGATATTGAGATATTATATTTCGATGTTGCAGGATTTATTGGTTCAACTGGTTATAAAGGTTCTGTTGGTGATCCTGGTGGTGATACTGGATACACAGGTTCAACTGGTTATCAAGGATCCAGTGGTTATAAAGGGTCAATAGGATATACTGGTTCCAAAGGTGTCGGTTATACAGGATCTGTTGGTCCTGCAGGTGCGCCAACTAATTTCCAAACTTTTATATCTCAATCTGGTATTAATTCATATTTACTTGATCAAGATGTATCACAAGAAGTAAACATTATTGTAACGATTAATGGTCTTGTACAAGTACCTTTGCAAGACTATGTTTTGGATCAACCTGATTTAATACGATTTACAAATACACCAAATCCTAATTCTGATGTTGAAGTATTATTCTTTGCAGCATCTGGCTTTACAGGATCAAGAGGGCAAATAGGCTACCAAGGTAGTCTGGGTTTCATTGGATCATCTGGTTATCAGGGTACATTAGGTTTTGCAGGTTCTGTAGGTTATAAAGGATCTCAGGGTGATCCTGGTGCACCAATGGGATACACAGGATCAGCAGGCTTTGTTGGATCAACTGGTGCACGAGGTGATTTAGGTTATATTGGTTCTACAGGTTCACTTGGTTATACTGGATCTGCAGGTTTAACTGGTATTGGATATGTTGGATCTAAAGGTGAATTAGGTTACACAGGTTCGAGTGGTAACGATGGTGCAACTGGTTACGTTGGTTCTAAGGGTGAAAAGGGTGATACTGGTAATACAGGTTATGTAGGTTCTCAAGGTATACCAGGTGCAGCAGCTGCAATGGGTTATACAGGATCACAAGGTTCTTTAGGACCAAGTGGTTATGTAGGTTCTGT